CGCCGTAGCAACTCCAGCCCCTACAAGGCCACCGTTATTTTTGCCTGTAATAGAAGCTTCAAAACATCTAAGGTCTATTTCTTGCTCCTTCTCTGTTGGCACGTGGGCTATATATTCGCGATGTGAATAATCAGTTTTACCAGACCATTTAGTTTTTTCACTACTAAATAAAACTGTCTTAGGTTGGTGCATGTTATGAGTGATTGTTAAATCTAATTTCTCCCCGTCTTTGCTATATCGCATTTGACTTGCACTATTTTCAGTTGTATTTAATCGCGCTAAATCGAAAGGGACAGAACTTCCAGACTTTGAAAGTAACGACATCGAAAACAAAGATTGACCTATCAAGCCAAGCCCTAACAGTGCGCTTAAATACGGAAATTCAGATTGCTGGCTCATACGTCATTGCTTATTTAAAGCTTTTGCAGCGTCAATAATTTGTACTTGGATATTTTTAATGGCTTCTTGATATGGTTTTAATCTTTCCTCGTTCTCTTTATTAATTTGCTCCACCACAGTTTTTAATTCAGCTTCTTTGGCTTCTAGTTCACTTCCAAGATTTTGTAATGCTTCAGACATGAATTTTTTTATTTAATACGTCTAAGTATAAGCTTAACTCTTTCTCTGTAAAGTAGGGATTGGGCTGCTATCTAAGCCTCTTTATAAATTT